CCATCATCTACCTTGTCAATAAGGGTTGCCCCTTGCACATCAAACTGCAATGCAACAGGTAAGATAGATGCGATTGTTACTGTGTTATAGAAGAACTCATCACCGGTTGAGTATCCAACCTTGGCTGCCTTTTCTTTACGAGAATACTTTTCTATATGCCGGCGGAACCGAGCCATAATCTTTCGAGCTACCCACTTTGTTTCATCCTTTGAGACGGTATAAGATTCATCAAGATCTTCTTCAAGCTTGGGTCGCTGAAGCACATAGATGTTTAACTCCTGTATTAAATCCTTATACTCCACATATCCAATGAATCTTCGGTAGATGGTTAAAGCGGATACATTGATTAGATCATTGATGTGGTCTTTAGCTCTTTCACTCACCGACACTACCCTCATCATCCATCTCTATGATGGTGTCGATTAAAAATCTAATGGCAAAATACAATGCTGTAATTACAAGAATTGGAATCAAAAAAAAGAAAACTTTTTTCATAGTTTATTCTTAGGCCACTTTCCACGCTTGACCATCATGGCAATGATGGCGTAGTTGGCAAGATCTTTGAATGAATCTTCGATAGGTTCGTGTTGTGGGTTACCATCACCGAATGTAAACAGGTTCTTCAAGCGTTCAAACTTGTCACCCATACGGACAAGCAGTCCGTTCATTGGGCCACCAAAGGCGTTGTTAATATTGCCGGGGCCATAATCCCTTTGCTTACTTATCAGAAGATTACCAAGCTCATCGATGATATCCCAGACATCAGTAACGAACTGGTTCATCTCCGGATCGGCGGAACTCGAACTCTTATCTCTAGGCCCGAAGGCAGATTTATTATCTCGATTACTTTGAAACCCTGAGACTCCAACAATCTTTTCAAAGTCTCTATCGTCTCCATATTTTCCAAGCTCATCTTCGTATCTGCTGTCACTCATCCAACCCTAACCTCTTCCTTAATCCTTTGAGTCCTTCATCTATAACTACTGAGTTAACATCAGATCCTTGCGGTAATGATATCAGTTCTGCATGTTCGACTTCTTGTAATACCTTTTCGGCGAGTTCCATACCCGGATTGCTACCATCTTTCTTTGCCTCGTCATTATCTGCAAGGACAAGTACTCGTTTGTATCCCCCGAATAATCTGTTGAAGTGTGGTCTCCATGCTTTGACACCCGGTACTCCAACTGAAGGCAACAGTTGGCTGGCAATAGCTGCATCGAGTTCTCCCTCGCAGATTGCAACAACATCTGAAGGTTTTTGTAGATCGACTGCATTGTAGAGTCGGGCTGGCTGATGCATTGGAGCCATGTATTTAGGGCCCGGAGATCCATCGACTCTTCGGAACTTGAATCCTGCCACCCCATGGACAACTCTGTATGGGATGGATAGCCAACCGATAAATTGCACATGGCTAGGATCACAATCTACTGGTACGGTGCCGAGTAGATGAGTTTCTGCCAGCTCTTGACTGAACCCTCGCCCCTGTAAGTAAGCCACCGTCTCTTCGTTTATCTTTGTCTGATAAGTCGTAGCCAGCTCTTTTAGCAATGTCAACCGCTCTATCGATAGCAACACGAAAATCTATCCCTTCTTTCCACATCAACAATGAATACGCATCTCCACCAATACCACAGGTATGACAGAAGTACAGTCCGGCTCTGTCTCCATCAGTAGACATAACCGCAGATCTTCTAGTGTCGTCATGGAAACAACACCGGACTGCCTTTGAGTAGCCGTCTCTAGTCTCTCCACCGTAGTGCTTAACTACAGCTTTAAGTAGTTCAGGATCGGCTGCCATAATTATTTCTTCTTCGCAGTAGTTTTCTTTTTTACTGTCTTAACTTCTTCATCAATCAACTTAGCAAAGTTAAGGAAATGGTTTGGATCATCCTTGCGTTTGCTCCAGTAGATCTCATCTGCAACTTTGTAGTAAGCCCACTCAAGGAAGTGGTAAAGGGCAACACCTGCTGTAACAGACAGGATTAGTGCTAGTGTCTCATTCATTTATTAGCTCCATAAATTCGTCTAGTTGGATAATTACAAATGCTTTACTGACATTGCTTTGCCTTCGCTTAGCAATGACAAGTGGAATAACTCGACCATTGTTCTTTCTTCTCTTCTTCCAGTTATCCCTTTCAAGCACCGCTTCTTGTGTCCAAGGCCCGGGCTTGAAACCTTTTTCATTCTTGGCTTCTACTACGAAGTAGACCTGTCTGTTTAAGAACCAGAGATCGCCTTCATCGTAGTTGCCAGAGAGTCTTAATCTTTCTGCTATTAATTCTTTACTTCGGAAGTAATCAATTAGATCTACTTCCCATTGCGTACCCTTGCGTTTGTTGGCTCGTGATGTTTTGGTATCCAAAGTTTATTACTCCCGGTCTCATGTCTGCTCTACCCTGTGCATTAGCATCAGCTATCTGTACTCTTGATGGATCGATAAGAAGAGTAGAATACTTAGTTCCATCAGCAGAGTGTTCACCAAATCGGTTCTTAACAGCAGCAACTCTAAACTCTCCATACTCTGGATTCATTGCAATCGATAGGATCATCGAAGGCAACTGTGATGCCTTACCAAGTATGGCTCGGCGTGGTGCTGGTTTGTCTGCATCGTAATCTCTTTGCTCCGACATATGTGTAAGAGCAAGGACACAGGCACCTGTCTTTCTAGCTACATGATGAAGTTCGGACATGATTGCCCGAATGCCTGACCATTCTTCCCCGGTAACGGACACGCAATTCATCAAGTTATCTATCACGACAAGTGCCGGTGCCATGCCATACACCTCACCATAGGCAAGGATTTCAAGTTCAATGCTGTCTATATCTGGTGACGGATCAAAGACCCACTTGATATGTGAGCCTTTCTCAGACAGCATTGAATCGAAATAGTGTGAGTCCTGATCAAGATAGGTCTCCACTTGTTGTTGCGGAATCCCACTTAAAGCAGCGACAGTACGAAACATCTGTGTTATTGGATCCGTATCGGCAGAGAAATACAAAGTTGGTACCTGACTTTTAAGTGCATATACCAAAGCCATAAGACTCTTGCCGGAGTTTGGTTGCCCAGCGATTAGGCATAATTGTGAATGACGGAACCTCATCCCATTAAGCTTCAATGATTCCCACACATCGGGCAATGGTTTCGCTGAAGAGTTTGTACTGTGTACTGCTTGAAGTAAGTTCAACATTAGGCTGCTACGATTCGCTTTCTTTCTATGTTGTAAAATCTTCGGATAAACTTTCTATCATGTGCAGAGGAAGCTCCCCAATAATGGAAGTCCTCGTTATGTAATGCCCAATTAAAACAATCTTTTAAGAGTGGACATTGACTACAGATCCCTCGCAGAACCTCGTAGTGACTGAAGTCTTTTTCATCTGTACAGAACATCTCTGATCCTACAGTTGCACAAGCTTCCTTGCCGGTGAAGGCCGGATACTGAGGTGTATCCGGCTCCACCAGTTGGACTAAAAACTTTTGGTGTTGTGACCTCATGAGTTACTTAATCCAAATAGTTTCGGCCTCAGCCACTCCTTTACTGAAAGGCTTCGGGCCTTTTACTGGATCAAACCAACCGACATAGGATTTTCCGGCCTTGGATATTCCACGCTTCTTAGCATAGAAGCCACGACCATCAGGTAGTGGTGGTGCATCAGGCAGACCATAAGTCCACTCGTTTCCATAGCGATCCTTCAACGCTTCTACGCCAATGCTTGCAACTGGAGTATTAGGTTGTGCTGGTGCATTCCACTTATCAGTAGTAATAACAGTTCCACCCAAAGCATTCGCTATCTGTTGGGTAGACATTGGCTGTGCAAACGCATTAGCCATTGCTTGGAGTAGTGCCTCAGCACCACTCTGATCTAGGGCTTCAGACAATTTCTGTGCAAAGCCTGTGTATGTTGCATCTGCAATAACAAAGATTGTTCCATCGTTTGTCTTTGTAGATACTTGAAAGCCGAGTTCAGCCATCTTATTTTTCCTCCGTGTGTTTGATGTTCAACCGTACTGATTCTTTTCCGGTTGTTTTCTTTGGTACAAAACCTATCTTCTCTTTAACCTGTTCCTCATCAACGGATTGACGAGGTGCCACAGTTGTCCAGCTTATCTCTACGCCAGACAATGTTCTCCCAAAGATACCTTCGAAAGTAGACTTCAAAGAATCAGATTTTGTTTCTAACTTTTTGATTTCGTTATTAACTTGTAGATATTCCAAGGCATTCATATCCACCTGTGGATCATCAAGAAGAATCTCCGCCGGTGTTATACCGCCTTTTTTTAATCCAGTACACCCCACTTCACCACTTGGATCATAGTACTTGCAGTAGAACTGACAGTAACTAGCATCCTTCGCTGGTGGTGGTGCCTCATCTGCAAACTCAATATTGCGTAACCAGTTGAGAGCTTCTTCGGCAATACTTGGATCGTATGCTTCAGAGTGTACTTTGATATCTCGTTCATCCCCATCTCGTGGTATGCCCACAAGATTTACAGTTTTAACTTCGTAGCCATTCTTAGCTAAGAGATAACCATAGGTTTGAACTTGCCAGATTTGTTGCCTTGATGGAAAGAAATTAAGATTCTTAATCTTAACAGTTTTCCAATCAACAACAGCACCAGATGATTTAACATAGAGATCGACATGGGCTTTCATTCCATCTGCTTCGACCTCAGTTTCAAC